TCCTCTGTGAGAGCGCAGGCCCACAGGAAGAGAAGGACAAGGGTGCGTTCGTCAAAGCTATGGCGTGTTGCGAGCCACGGCTGGAACAAGAAATCATGCACGCTGACACCGTGATTGCGTGTGGTGTCGAAGCTGCGTGGGCTGTCGCAGGTGTGAGCAACATCGGCCAGAACAGGGGGTTTGTCCATGACCGCCCGTCAAATGGCAAAGTACAGCGTGTCATTGTCAGCTCTAATCCTGCTGTGGCTATTCGCAACGATGGCACCTACCCTGACCTCGTTCGTGATTTTAGGCTTGCTCTCAATCCTCTACCTGTTCCTGATCTACCCAAGGTTAGGATCATTGACACGTATGAGGAAGCGGTCGAAGCAGTAGCCACGATGCGTGAGCAGCTTTGTGAGAATCCCACACTCATCTCATCCGACTTGGAAACCCGAGGTACAGATGAAGCCGCACCCAAAGACATCGAAAAGAAACGTGCCGGACTTAGACACACAGCGGAAGTTGTTTGTGCAGGCTTCTCCATTAGACCAGAAAGAGCTGTGGTCTTCGGAGAGAACGTTTGCCTACATCCACAGGGTATGGAGCTTCTCGCGGGACTTTGGGAAATCCCTCAATGCCGTTACCTGTGGCATAACGGCAAGTACGACGTAAAGGTCTTGTGGACACATGGCATCGAAGCCAGTGTAGACGAAGATACACTGCTACTCAGTTGGTGTCTTGATGAGCGACCCGGCGATCCTGAGTCGGGTGCCGGTGGTCACTCACTTGAATGGCTTCTCAAGGATGAGATAGGTTGGCCCAAGTACGAACCTGCCAGTGTCAAGCACTTCAAGACAAAGGGGAACAGGTTTGACTACTACGGCGACGCACCTGCTATGCAGCATCGGGCAAGACAAGAACTCTACGGCTATAACGGTTTTGATACTGCTGGCGCTCTTGCTCTCTTTGGCATACTCAAAGATCGGGCGATAAACGACAACGTGTGGGAGCGCCCATACAAGCTCATGCTCACAGACCTATCGTGGGCACTCGCGCATGTAGAGCTTGAAGGCAATCTGTTCGACGCAGATAAGGCGTGTGACATCCTAGAGGATGAGGTATGGCCCAAGCTCAAGCGACAGCGCAAGTCTCTCGCACAGATGGCTGGCAAAGCTGTCAATCCCAATTCGCCCAAAGTGATGGAGAAGCTGTACTACGACGATTGGGGTATCAAGCACAACCTCATGCGCCCACGCATTGAACGTCTTGGCAAACGCAGCACGGATCAATACGTGCGCGAAGCCATCCTAATGGGAGAGTTCACGTCCGTCACATACGGGCATGACAAGGAACGTGAGGCAATCAAGGCGTTCACACAGATTTACGACGATTTCAAGGAGTTAGACAAACAACGGGGTACGTACTTCGAGGGGTTGGTACTCAGGAGGTTCCCGAATGGAAGAGTGTACACTGACTTTAAGATTCATGGCACAGAGAGCGGGAGAGTCAGTAGTGCCAATCCGAATCTACAGAACGTCACCAGACCAAAAGAAGGCATCCCAAGCATACGAAGTGCGTTTATCCCTGACCCCGGATGTGTATTTCTTAGTGCAGACCTGTCTCAAGCAGAGCTTCGCACAATTGCCGTACTCTCAGGGGATAGAAATCTTCAGTCCATTTATCTCGACACGGATCGCTCACTTCACAAAGAAGTGGCGGCAGAGTTTTATGGAGAGAACTACACCTACGAGCAATACGTCCGAAGCAAGAACATCAACTTCGGAGTAGCATACTGGCAATCAGCATTCAGCTTCGCGCAACTGTACCACATGCCGCAGGCTGAGGCACAGAAGTACATCGACTTTTGGTGGGCCAGGTTCCCGCAGGTGTGGGAGTGGACGAAGGCAACAGAGAAGATTGTGATGACCGAAGGTGAGCTACAGTCACCGTTCGGTCACAAGCGTAGGTTCTACATCATCCCAGCAGATGAGGGAGGTAGGCTACACGTTGTCAAAGAAGGCATCAACTTCAAGCCACAGAACATCGCCGCCAACATCACTCTCTGGGCACTCATCAAGTTCACCAGATGGCTCAAGGACAACGACAAATGGTACATGGCTCAGCCACGAATCACAGTTCATGACTCGATCCTTGTTAATGTCCGAGAAAAGCATGTCGAGGAAGTGGCGTCGGTACTTAAGGGATTTATGGAGGCGGCTCCGATGGAAGCCATCGAGTGGGACTTCCCCTACATAGCCGATCTGTCAACTGGTCCCGATTGGGGATCAATGAAGGAGATGACAGTCTAATGAAATCTGTGTCACTCACCGAAGTAGCAGTAGTGGCAATCGCACTCGTCCTGCTCATCAGCCTGATCCACACATGGTAGCATTTCTGATTGCGTGTACGGCTCTGGTGGTTTCACTCTACTCGCTCACGGTTCAAGTGAGAATCTATCAGCGAGTCAGACGAGAACGGATGCAAGCACTCGCACTCAAGAAGCTCATGGAAGAGAACATGTTCAAGGAGATTGGTGTGGAGTCTACCTTGAAGTTGTCATCCAATCAGAATCTCTACCGCATAGGCCCACACACCCTACGAGTCGAGGACAAGGCCAACGATGAGACTAGTGCCTGAAATCACTGCGGAGCAAGAAAATTTCAGACTAGAACCACTAGCCTCAGGGCCAGGTTTCAATGCTGTCATGATTCGTCGTGATTCTGTTGAGCCTGTCCCCGTAGGAACCATCATCGCGATGGTATTCCGTGTTACGGGGTACGATCCCGATTGCGATGGTTCACTCATGGGAAGATTTGAACACATTGACCGTCATGGAAATCCAACGGGCTGGGAGCCTACACATCTTGGTCTGTATCCTGACACAGATGTGATTCTTGACAATCCCGACGAACTGCATCTGATCGCAGAGGCCAAGTGATTAAGGTCCTAGCAATTGATCCTGGTATACACACGGGATATGTGTATGCCATGATTACTGAGGATCAGCAGCTTGAGTGTCTGCCGTTCCAGGCTGTCGATGAGGTCGATGATTTCTGGCGCAGGTTGTTTGACTTCGCGCCGGACATTATCGTCATGGAAGACTTCGCATTTCGTGGTCGCGCAAGCACAGGACTCAACCTTTTTCCCATGCAACTCATCGGCATCGCAAGGCTGTACGAGATGATCGAGCCGTCTGGTAAGCTACAGCTTTTCCTACAGTCTCCGTCGTTTGGGAAATCCTACTACACAGACAGGATGCTCAAGTCCCATGACGTGTACAAGCGGGGAATCCCACACGGCATGGATGCCCTACGTCACTTGCTTCAATGGGCTACCTTCGGAGCGGGGTCCCGGTTAGTAAACCTCCGCACAGGAGGGGGCACGGCAAAGATACTCTCCACATGGGAGGAATGAATGAGCGATGTAGAGTGGTATCAAAAGGGTTACATCGGCAAGTCTCCACCTGTCCAAGTGAAGTTTCCACGTCCGTTGTATCCGCCCGATGCAAAGGCGAAGGGTAAGACGCCTAGCAAGGATGGCCCGGATGTCCTAGCGTATAAGCGTGCGATCTGTCATGCTGGACGCTGGGGTGCATGGGCACCGGATACGTGGGACGACACGTTCTCGAATGCGTTTTCACATGGCAAAAGTGGGAACGTCAAAGACACGGGCATTGCAGGTTTCCAACGTCAGCAAGGGCTAGATGCCACAGGTTGGGTAGGACAGAAGACATTCGACAACATGCGCTACGCCACAATTTCAGATCCGAACGCGGAGCACTTCGGTGAGCCGATCCTCGATAGCGTGTGTGTTGATCTACTCAATCAGGCATACGAAATCTACAAGGGCCAAGCTGTGCCTCCCCCGCCGCCAGCACCTGAAAAGACTCCACGTCAGAAGGCACTTGACCACATGGCGAAGCGGCTTGGTTACACAGAACAACCAGCTAACTCGAATTGTGACGAGCGGTCTGACGGGATCCGCACAGCACAAGATCACTGTGCGGGTGGTGGCACGTGGTTGCGTTATCAGCCCTGGTGTGGATGCTGGTGTTACTACGCGATGGAGACAGCGGGCGTGGAGAGAATGGATTCCTCACTCGCGTCTGTGTCTCAGATCCAACAGTACGCCAAGTCGGCCAGTAAGTGCTACAAGGGCTGGACAACAGATCGTTCCAAGGTGAAGATAGGCGATCTAGTCACGATGGGACACGCTGCTCATGTGGAAATGGTTCGCGGATTTGATGGCTCGAACACGCTCACGTACGGTGGTAATACGAGTGCAGGGACATCAGGTTCTCAGTCAAACGGTGGCGGCGCTTACGCGCGCACACGATACCCAGGAGAAATTGATGGATACGCCCTTGTCAGATACCCCGGAGAGTGAAGCACCAGTGGAGTCCGTGCCAGACGAAATCCAACACGATCATCCAGAGCTACAGCAGGATGAGCAAGGCGAGTCTGACTGGTCAGAAGAGTCTAAGTCTGATGACAGACTCAGCGATGAAGTACGTCAGGAGTTGGGCTTGACAGATCCAGAACCAGGGCAATGAATAAGATCGCGCCATATGCTAAGGCTGTGATTGCAGCAATCATCGCTGGCTTGACTGCGATTGTCACAGGGCTTGTGGCTGGTGGCTTGAGTTGGTCTGAGATTGTCACAGCGTTGATTGCTTTCTTCGTCGCGCTCGGCGCTGTGTTCCAGGTTCCCAACAGACCACCATTCGTTCCTGAGGAGGCTACGCAGGATTCCTGATGCTCGCTTTTGTCCTCCCAACTGACCCTGCTGCGTGGGGTGCGTTTCTCACCGGGATGGCAAGCATTCTAGCTGTGTTGCTCACACTCAGAAGATCGAAGAGTAAGTCTGAGGACAACTGCAATCAACGTATCGAAGAATTGAAAGACGCCTTTAGGACCGGCACGAAATACGAGATTCGTGACGTTTCCAGAGGAAGGAAGGCGGCTGATGGATGATGGCTGAGTTGATAAACAAACTTCTCCGATACTTCAAAGAGATAGATGGCTGGACATTCGCTGGAATTGGGGCTGGTCTGCTCCTGGCTGGCGCATGTGGAGCTTTCGTGGCAACTGCTGCGTTCGGTGTAAGTTCACAGGAGCCTACACAGACAGTCACCATCAACGCGGGTGTGGGCACACAAGGCCCATCTGGGCCACAAGGTGATCCTGGCCCAGCCGGTCCAGCAGGCCCGAAAGGTGACGCTGGCGCAGATGGCACAGATGGTGCTGTTGGGCCACCTGGCCCTAAAGGTGCAGATGGGCCACCAGGACCACCAGGCCCAGCAGGTACGTCAGGAGAAACCACGTGTCCCACTGGTTACTCACACGGCGTGCTTGTGATTAATCATCCAGGTGGACAGACCACAATCTTCACCTGCATCAAGAATTAAGGAGGTGATATCAGATAAACAACTAGCTACACGGTCGCACATACTCGACCGCGCCTAGTCAGCTATCAAAGGAGTCCCCCCTAATGCGTAAGCTGTTGATAACAGTGTCCCTCCTATGTATCCTGGGAGGGATACTAGGACAGACAGCCCAAGCACAATGGCCCAAGCCACCTAGCTGGTGGATGAACTCAAGTTACATGACTTGTGTCCGCATTCGTGAGTCAGGTAACGGCGCAGCAAGCAGTAACCTATACGGCATGATGGCCGGATGGGCAGAAGCCGGAGGAAGAGGATCAGCGTGGAGCGCATCACGCGAAGAACAGCACTATCGCGCATATCTACTTTGGCGCAAGTACGGTTGTCACCAACCGTGGGGCAGATATGACGGCTGCTGTTAAGATGTAGGAGGGAGTCACGAAAGATCAGGGGTGCAGCCAACTCGCTTGGCACATGTGGGAGAGAGTCACAGCGTCGAGAGAGCGGCGCACCCCTGATGTCTGAGTCCTAGGGCACGTCAGCCTCAACCCGCTGAGGCCACGTCACTGCTGTTTCCTTGTCATCAGATGATGGCTTTGGTGGCGGTGGCGGCGTAGGCGGCGGGATGGGCCTGATAGGAAGTGCCCGAATGTCGTAGTCAATCTCGCGCTTGTGTTTGCGGTCGAAGAACGCACCCATCACAACAATCACCGCGAGTAGACAGTTGAGTCCGACACAGAATGCTATGAGCGTGTTGGTGCTCATGTCTTGATGAGGTAGTTCACTACCAGATACGCGGACGAGTCCGTCATTCCTGTCTGCCCGATGGTGCCACTGATTGCTGGATTGGTCGTGGGATTGTCCACACTTCCACCAAGTGTCGGGAGTGACGTGGGATTCCCAACACCACCACTGATCGTGGGTGTAGACGTAACGCTGCCCACAGCACCTGGGATAGTGGGATTGCTTGTTGGATTGTCTACTGTACCTGAAATACCTGGATTCGTAGTCGGGTTTCCGATGGAACCACCAGGAGCCGGATTGGACGTGGGATTGCCCACAGCACCATCAATGGCTGGAATTGAGAGAATGTTCCCAACTGAGCCATTGATGGCGGGAAGTGAAGTAGGTGTATCCACACTACCATTAACTACTGGTGTAGAAGTGGGTGCTCCGACGGAGATACCTGTGGTATTCGACAGGACACCCTGACTTGTAATGATCGAGCCAGGACTCGGGTCATTGGCACCATAAATAGCCTGTCCACCAGACGGATTGATTCCCGTCACAACCGTCCCGTGAGTGTGGCCTGGATCGTTGACGCTGTGAGCGTGATTAGGTAGGGTAAGGCTGTGGTTGTGGCTGTGTGTTGGCAACGCCAGTGATCCAGCACCGTGTGTATGCGCTGGAAGTGAGAACGTATTAGAGTGAGTGTGGTTCGGCAGCGTGAACGTGTTGGAGTGGGTGTGATTGGGGAGCGCCAGCGAGTGTGCATGACTGTGGTTCGGAAGCGCGAACGAGTGCCCGTGACCGTGGTCAGGCAACGTGAACGAGTGCGAGTGGACGTGGTTTGGCAACGTCAGCGAGTTTGCATGAGTGTGGTTCGGTAGCGTCAACCCGTTCGTGTGGGCATGACGCGCTCGCCTTGTACCCACAGCTTGTCCGTCATTGAGTCCAACCGAAGCCACGTCTGCGTGTGTCCCCATTCCAATGGGAATCCGTCCACGTAGGTCAGGAATGTTGAACGTGGTAGAACCGTCGCCTGCCCCGTACGAGGTACCGACAACCGCGTACAGCGCGGAGTACGTGGTTCGTGATTGAGCAGAACCATCGCACAGGAGCCAGCCAGCAGGGGCTACTGTGCCAGCGAACGGCGCAAGTGTCGCAGGTGGGATAGCTGCGGGAATCACGAAAGGTGGCACACGCTTGTCAACCAACTTCTGTGAGTTGATTGAGGTGGCCCCCGCTGGTACACGAACCGCACAGAGCACTGCTTTCCCTGCTGGATCGGGAAAGACCGGACCCGTGGAAGGAGTGCCTGTCACCACAGACTTGACACCTGCGTTATCCACGACAACCAAGTCGAACCTGGCGAGTCCCGCATCTGCGGCTGCAATCGTCACGTTACCAGCAGTCACAGAAACTACAGCACTTGCGACTGCCACGCTACCTGATGCAACCGCGAGAGTCATGTTCGGTGTCCCCTGTGCGGTTACTGCACATCCACTGATGCATCCTGTACCACCCATCGCTGCGACAATCATGTCACGAAAGTCGCGCGCATCCGGTTGTGCTTGTGTTACATCTTCTGCATCAACAGCATTCGGAATTGTGAATGGCATCCTCTCCCTCCTTCTCTCCTCTTAGTTGTTAGATTTAGATGTAGCCTCTTACCACGTCGGCAGGCGAACCGCGCAAACCTGAGCCACGCATGGTAAACGGTTTCTGTCCCTGCCACACAACGAAGTTCATTACAAGACCAGCAGGCTTAGCATTCTTCGCAGCATTCAGCACCAAGCCTTGACCATTCGTACTTGCTGCCGCGCCGTTGGTTTCCACATACGGTGTACAAGCGATCTGTTGCTCAAGTTGCACACCGTCGATGTTTATCTGATCCGTCGCAGCCCCACCAGCCGTAAAGATCAGATACACAGACGCTTGCGTGGATGTTGCAGGAGCCTTGACATTCTCGATGACCACACGTTGCCAGTCATTCTGAGGAAGCAGGACAGTAGGCGAGTTGAATTGGCTAACAACTGCCCCTCCTGATGTCCAGAATACGATCTGAAGGTTGACTCCACGTTGGCCTGTCTTGGTTCTACCATACCAAGACGCGGAATATGGCAGACCAACGGTGGTAGGAATCAACGGACTCTGCACGTATGTCAGACCAGTACCACCAGCGGTACACAACAGTGACGCTGCTCCGAAGCGCGAGACTGTTGTATCTCTGGCTATCATGGCTCCACTACCGCCGCCCCAACCAGTGGTGTTTGTCTCGAATCCACCATTGGGTACGATGTTCGTGGTGGGCCAGTCCTCAGGTGGAAGCTCAGACCTGTTCACCATCAACTGGAAGTGATAGGGTGATGTGTCTCTCTCCTTGATTGTTACAGACTTACCACCTGTGAGGAATAGCTGAGCCGCAGCTTTCACCGACGCCACGGTACCACGTTGCCAGTTACCTTGTGTGAGAACTTGCTGCTTCTGATCTGGCGTGGACAATGATGTGATGACATCCACGCCCACGAACTGACCGAGCCACGGAATGATCTCGTACGGCACACGATTGATATCGAGCCACAGAGAATATCCTGGTTCATCGTTGTCCGTATCACTGGCGTAGTCATCTACGATCTGGAACGGATTGCCTATCGCCTCAAGATAGACGCCCAAGTCTACGCCACCGTCGTAGAACATCGGATCTAGTAGTCTCTTGAGTGCGTCAGCTACAGTTTCCATGTTACGTTACCGTGACAGCCATCGTGCCGGGTTGAGTCAAAGCGGCAGGAGTAGTGAGATTGATGTTCGCAGTCCCACCGTTGATGGTGAGAGAGGTCACGTTCCTTACACCAGTCACACCGGAAATCACACCTACCACTTCGTTGTAGTACACGGTTGGTGTCTCAGTCCAGTCACCCAAGATACCAGGGATAGATGATTGCTCCTGTTGCGGTGCGCCCCAGACAGATGGACTGAAGTAGTTCTGGAGTGCTGACACGATAGCGTCATGCACGGAAGTGGAATCGAATCCCGGCGTCATCAACACAGTCGTGACCACATTGATGGTTGTGTAGCTGGGGTTGATGAGATTCACCACGAAGTTGATTTCGCGGTTGGACTGTAGGTAAGCGTCGATTGCTGACTTCACCGCAGCAGATACAGGCTGACCATCGGACTGGATTGCAGCGACGGCTACCATGCGCTCGTTGTTGTAAGTGGAGTTAGCTGAGTTGTATCCGTCGATGGTGACAACCCTGTCGATTGTCGGATCAACGTCCTGTGCCAGCGAAGAGAAGTCCGCTGGTAGGATGGGACGATAGCTCAGCTTCTTGATCTGCAACACAAGCCGAGATAGATATGTGGGATCGTCCTCTGCGTCTGCTCCACCTGATGTGGTTCCTGTAATGGTCACGGTCTGTACCCAATCGAGCACGTCGATCAGAGTGATCTGTTCACCTGCTGACCCAAGACCGTTACCCACAGCACCTGCGATGAGTGCGCTGATGGGTACCTCACCGGAAGCTGTAGCAGCGTTACCTGCTGGGACTGTAATCTCAGCAGTGGTTACGAACGCTATTGAGTCTCCAAAGGAGTTCTTGATTGACACAGCAGTTCCCTCAGGAATCGTGTGTCCCAGGGAGTCGATCATTGTCCACGTTGTGAAGCCTGTGGCCTCGACAGCATCACCAGGCTGGATGCCCATGAGCGTCGCACCGAACCACCGGAAGATGTCGTCTTGCACATCACTCGCGATGCTTCTATTCTCTGCCGCAAGCTGTGTCATGGCTTGGATGATCCACACATCCAGGTTTCCATCGTTGGGTACCCAATTGGGCGCACGGCCCATGATGTATGTGTAAGCCTGATCTGCTAACACAGCTTGGCTTGTCTCGATTGGAGAGCGGATGTACGTCATGGATTCACCCCCTCTATGCTGATGGTGATGTGGTCGATCAGTTCGTCAAGCAAATCAGGACTCTCTTCCATTATCACTACAGCACGTGGTTCCTGTGATGTGACCAGTTCTACAACATCATCGCTGAGGATCGGCTGTAGCTCAAACTCGGCATTTGGGAAACCGAACTCAGGTACCTCAGACCTGTAACCAATCGGAGTCCTGACGATAGCTTCGACGCAGTTAGACACGTCTTCGTAGGTGTCCTGCTCCACCATAACAACACAGCCTTCTGCGCCGAATCTGAAAGGCAGATCGAAGTGTGGGTTGTTAGGCGGTGGCATCTGTCGTAGGTTCCACAGGAGGCGGACCAGGCATACCCACACCCTGTGCGGGTTCCACGCCAGCAAAGACCCGCACAGGAGCAGAGATACCTACTCCTTCTGGCTTAGGTTCGGGTGCTGGTGCATCTGCCGCAGCTTGACTCACACAATCAGCTGAGCCAAATACACCTTGCTGTGTTGGTTCTCCATAAACCTCGAAGTTCATGAAGATCCAACCTGTGCGGTCTTTATCGTCCAAGTCCGGGTGGCCCGGACACTTCGGATTGTCGCACGTAATCTTGATGACCGTCACTGTCTCTACTCCCATTTTCACTCCCCTCTGATGATTGTGGTGATTGTCGATTTAGTCTTGCGATTTCTTCCTGAAACTTCCTGATGATTTCGTTGATGTGTTCTGTCTGATATGCATTCTGTGCTTCCGCAGGTACCTCACGTACAACATTACCTTGCTCATCACGTTCGATGGCAACGCACTGGACAATGTACTTGAAGGGTTCGAGTGGCATTTTCCTCCTTTCAGGTCATGGAGTAACAGGCGGCTTGTTTGCCTGTACCCATGACAAGATCATCTGATCGGTGATGCACGCTTCATCTGCACCTGGATCGTATCCCGTTTGTTTCTTATTTGTTTCTAGTCCTGACTCCCACGCCGCGTCCCATCCTGGTGCTGCTGCCCACTCACGACGGTTCTCTTGCGTCCAACTATCTGGGTTGGCGATGCCCTGTTGTGCGGCACACTGTGCGACCCGCTGTGTCAGCGTCGCGTTCTGCGCCATTGCCGCCTGCGTCAAGTAGCTCATCTTTTACACCTCCCTTCTAGGTGACAATCGCTATCCAGTTGAGCGTGTACGACTGGTTTACAGCGGGCGCGTTGTCTGTGCCGCCGACGAGCCAGCCCGCCATGAAAATCTCGCTCTGACCACTGCCGCCGTTCAGCGTCGAGCCGTTACTTGAGTAGAGAGTGTTGAATCGGGCGGGGTCGGCATTCATTATTGTAAACGTGACGATGGAGTTCCATACCTTGCCCAACGGGATGTTTCCGTATCCACCTGAGTTGAGCGTGCCCGTTGCAACGCCGCCGATCGTGATTTCACCGTTGCGAGTCAGAAGCCTCCATCCTGACCATGAACCGGCACCGTTCTCGTAGCGATGATAGGTATTGTGAGTCGCGTGTTGGTACCAAATTTGACGACAAGCTCCTGTGTAAGTGATGTTACCGACGACCATCATGCCGTAGTCGGCAACCGGCAGATTTGTCCAGCTTGGCGTCGTGCAGAACGTCCCGTTGTAGTAGTAATTATTTGCATCGGTGCCGTACGAGCCTTCACCGACTTGCCTGAGCCGAGACGGGAGCGTGCTGTCTGCAATCCCACCGTTGGCGGTGAGAGAACCCGTGATGAAGGCACTTCCTCCGACATTGAAAGTACCGTCCGTTTTCAACGACCCAGCCGCGTTGCGGTAGAGATTCGTGTCTCCATTGCCGGTGCCGAACCAGATTTCAGGCCGACTGCCAGACAAGCCAACTTGCAGATACGTATGGACTTTCACATGATCCTGCATGTACCACTCACCCGCCACACCGTTGCGATAGAGGTAGGTGTCACCGCCCATCCTGATTCCACCGGGCCAATTTGTTCCGAAGCTGGACAAGATGCCCTGATTGTCGATGATCCACTTCCATGCCCCACCAACGACGAAGCCGATGTTGTTGGCGTCGTACGACCCTATGAACTGCGAACTGGTTACGCCATCTACCCACATGCCGCCTGTACCAGGGCCACCACTGAAAATCCGGGCCTGAGTTATGAAGCCGTTGTCGGACTGTCGGAATGTCCACATGCCAAGGTTGCTGTTTTCGGCATCGTTTAATCTCATGATGTTCAGATTGCCCGTGCCGTCTTCCGTGTAAATCTGCCACTTGCGCTGATCGGCTGTGCCACTCGTGTTGTACCATGAAAACCGTGGGCCTCCACCGCCGCCAGACTGGACGCGCACGTTCGCAGGTGCCGTACCACTGAAAATCATCTGCCCTGCGCCGCCACGGTACATCCTTACGTCCATAGCGCTGCCGAGGGCGATTGTCGCGTAATAGCTCAGCACGTTGTCGTATCCGATTGTCACCTGATTCGCGGTGTTGTTGTTTACAATCAAAGCGGTGTTGCTTTGCAGATAGAGCCAACTGTCGGTCATGAGCGCACGAGCATTTGTACGCCACAGAGAACAATCCCAGGCGGTTGCACCATCGGCTGACCAGTAGTGGCGGCCGTCGCCTGTAATCATGAATTTCCACAAGCCACCAGCCAGAACACCGATTGACCAGTTGCCAATGTCGGCCACCTGAGAAAGAAAACTGGGCGCCATAGAACTTGAAATCATCGAGTCGGTGTTCAGCGTCTTCGCTCCCCCACGCCACAGAGAGCAATCGCTCCCGGCATTTCCTGGCCCCCACTGCATATAGCCGTCACGGCGGATGTACCAGCGCCAGTTGGTATCTCCAGAGGCCATTGTGAAAAGGGTGATGTCAGTAGAGGTCATGTTCACAACGCCTAGCTGATCGTCCGTCTGGATGATGTTCGCTGCCGCGCGATAGAGGTTCGTGTCGGCGGCGTTCGTACCATCGCTCCACTGCATTTTCCCATCACCGAGCAAAGCCCATCTATCTTGAGCACCACCGATGTATGCCCTGAAAACAAGTTGCGTCACGGGATCGCCCACATTACCAGCGATGAATGACCCATCTGTGCGAAGCTGTTTAGCAGCGTTGCGATATAGGTACGTGTCCTGACCGAATGTGATTCCTGCGTAAGGCACATTACCACTGTATTGACCAACCCAAACTTGTGTCGCAGCCGCCGCTCCATAGTTCGCGTAGAAAACTCCACGTGGGCCTGTGGTGACAACATCGCTATTCGTACCAAGCTGGGCAGGGCCGTAACGAACGAGACTTACATCGGCTGCTGCGGTTCCCGAACTCCACCAAGCTGTTCCACCTGTGAAAACAGAGAAGCGATTATAAGCCTCACCTGTAATCATAGTAGACAATGCAGGAGTACCGGAAGCACCTTGAGCAATAAATTGCCCATCCGTTTTCAAAGTCGCAGCAGCCGAGCGGTAGAGGTTCGTGTCGCCACCGAAGATGATGTCGCCACCTGTGCCTGTTGGTGGAAAGTTGACACGTGTTGACCACACAGTGTCAAAGTTAGTGGCACTGTTCTTGATGATGATCTGGCCGATAGTACCGCCTGTGGGGACGGGGCCACCTGGTGTACCTTGTGGACCTTGAGGCCCGGTGTTACCAATTGGCCCCTGTGGGCCTTGCGCGCCCGTTGCACCAGTTGGGCCTTGCGGGCCAGTATTACCGATCGGGCCTTGCGGGCCTTGAGCACCTGTGTTTCCTGTATCACCCTTTGGGCCTTGTGGGCCTGTATTTCCTGTGTTGCCAATTGGCCCTTGTGGGCCTTGTGGCCCTGTTGGGCCTGCTGCTCCCTGTGGCCCGGTTGGGCCTGGTGGCCCTGCTGGCCCTGCTGGCCCAGGTTCCTGAGGCACGCTCATGGTAACAAGCGTTTGAGCGTTATTACTTGGGAATCCACTTGGGCCGTGATCTACTGGTGTAACAGGGAAGCTGAACCAACCTCCATGATCTGTGCCAGCCTGAGTGACTGTGTACCGTCCCCACATAGACGAGTCGTTCGAGTCCTGTAGGTAGAACTCATCTCCAGGCTGCACGGTTTCCAGGTAATTGGTGACATCAGAACCAGGATCGGTTGTGTCAGAGATGTTGATTGAGGTGACGTTAGCCCATCCTGTTGAGCTATTGACGCCTACCTCTCGACTGGCAGCAGTTGTCGTGCTGTTAGTCCAGCGCCAGTGACCAGTGGCAATCATACCGCCACCACTACCACCAAAGTTCGGATTGGAGACGTTAGTCCACCAAGCTGTGATCCACAACTCGTTGTTGTCGTCCATGACAACAACACATTCCATGCCACGTCTAGGCAACTGTTGTCCAGGCGCAGCAGACCAACGCACGTCATTCCACCTGAGCGTATCGTTGAGGCCGGGAAGAATTACCGAGACACGATCTGCGTAGTCTACGGCATCTTGGGTAATGACGCCAGCCCACACACGCTGTGGATCTTCGCGGAAGTCCAGGTAATTCGGACGATCAACCTCATCACGTAAATAAGTCATGAGAACCCCACGTGAACATGGTTGTAGTGATCCTGTTGGGTAGCCAGATCATAGGGGCCACCGTAAGACAAAGCTGCTAGTCCGAAGACTGCTTGGCCTCCCACACCATAACTGATTAGCTGGGCTGGCTTGAGACTCCCTGTCATGTTGACGATTACCTTGTCCAGGGCAGTAGTTATGGCTACACCCTTTTCACTGTAATTACCACTACCGATGGAGATGCCATTGATGACCCCGATGTCCACAGCCCGTCCTAGACAGTGAGCACTGGTTCTGTTGCTACGAGCAACCTTCGCTGAGTGATCCTCACATAGAGCTGTAGTACCGATGGTGAATCCCTGATCGTTGATGAGCCACAAAAGGAACTGCAACACACGGACATCCAGATATACAGGACCAACACCAGGGCCGTTTAGCTTCTGGCCCATCTGAGTTCTGAGAAGCTGGCTACCCTCTGTCTGTCCACCACTGTAGTCCTTCCAGCCCTTACTGTTACGCAACTGACGTGCAAGTTCCTGACGGATGGCGTCAGTATTGAGGTCAGCATCCACGCCTTCTCCGGTATTAACACCAGCATTGCCGGGTGTACTGGAACCACCATCAACTCCACCACCTGTGCCTGGACCTTTGTAACCAGGAATCCACGTGTTCTGTAGATCGCTCTTGTTACCTTGCTTAGGCTCAGGTAGTTGAGGACGTTCACGTGCGAGTGTGACGGTCGCTGTCGGACTGAACAAACTGCGGTCATACTGGCTCACCAGCCATCTCCCGTTGAATGGCCCCAAATCCTTGACGAGTACGACAGAGCTTGGTGGGAATGACCATCTACCCACATCACACGTGATCGACATCGTAGCCGACTGCCTGTGCGAGTAGTAGGAACCATCGACCGAATGAATGCCGTTGGCGAACTCATCTAGGACTAGCATGGGTTCTGCGCGCAGCAGAGTATCTTCGCTCACGAAGAAGAACACGCCAGACATGAAGAACGCGCGCCAGTCAACCTCGTCAGCAAGCCTCTGCACACACGACCATGTGCTCTCTGGGAATCTGACCTTCTTGTTATGCTTGTTGCCAACCTTACCACGCCAGAACCAGTAGTTCCCACCAGCATTCAAACTACTGACGGAACTGTTATTACCGGCAGCAGACCCGGTAATGTCACCATAGGAATCCACGAAGTTCTCAGCTTCCGTGCGCCATCTGGCATACGGATGATCCGTGTTCAACGTACCTTGCGCTAGGTTGTTGTACGTGATGGTTGAGAGTTCCTTCATGCGCGCGATTGCACCAGTAATGCCGTGCTCAGGCACACCATTCATGAACATCCTGGTAGCAGCCTCAGGATCAATACGATCTTCCACAGATCCCCAGCCCTTCTTCATGGCATACGGACCAAGACGACTGTCCGCATCAAGATGAGATGGCGATTCCTTAGTCGGCTGAGGAATTCCGCTATAGCCGTTACCAGACCACGTATTCAGGTCTGAGTTAATACCGGCTAGATTCTGCTTCTGATACGTGTAAGGAGAGCCGGTCTTGATGGCAGCTACGATGTGGGTGTAGTAACCATTCGTGAGAGTCTTCCACGTAGCATCGACACCAAACTCCTGGCTCGGATACTGCTGAACATGAGCACTGTTACCAACCAAGTCCCAGCTAATACCAGGAAACTGGTACGTGGTAGCCAACGGATTCCACTCAGCCGCGGTACCTTCCAGATGTGCCCATGAGTTGAACCAGTTGATGAGTTCCGTGTTTGGTGTGATATCAAACTTTGCGAGCAACGCCCTCCAAAACGGATTCCACTTCGTGACAGTCATAGCCGCACCTTGAGTTGAAAGCTGGGAATCCTCGATAGCGGCCATGATGGCTGTAACCTTGAACTTGCGCGGAGTGGTGACGTGCATGGAGTTGATCGTTGCAATGATGGCATTGCCCACAGTGATCTGGTTATCATCAATGGGAGCACCGTGAACAGTGATGGTGACGGCTTTCTTCTCATCCCCCTTACCGATGCTGACCACCGTTCCACCGCTTGAACTCTTGGGCACACCTTTGCTCTTTTTGAAGATGGGATCGCTACCAACCGTGTCGTAATCGTTCACCTGTATTGGCTGGACTGTGTGAAGTTCGGGAATCATCACAGGGATGCTCATTTCCTTCACTTCACGGATCATCGAATACACGAACTCTGCGCGAGTCATATTCTGGCGACTGGCGATCTTCCACTTCGTGTACTTACGAAGGATGGCAATCTCACGATCCTCAAACGTGAGAGTCACCTCATCACCCGACTTATCACATCCTGTCAGGGAGAACCACAGACCATCAAGCTGGACATCGAGTCTGTTGGTAAGCAACCCTGAACCTAACAAAGCCCGATCTTGGTCATTCACGACCACACTAAGATTGGATGCGCCTTCCATTGACAGGGACAGAGTGATGTCTTTGATCCTCTCATCAAGGTCTTGTACCTTGACCTGGCTAGCTAGATACAGCGTGAACTTCTTGACATCCAGGTCTTGGCCTAGAATTGCGCGCTGCAACGCTGTTGGCGAGAGCTGCGACGATTCTAGTTTCTGTGCGGCACTCTTCTTGGTAATTGGAACGACGTGAGGAGTGCCAAAAGGATCAGAAATAGCAGACATACTATCCTAGCTTGACGGTTGACGGAGGAATCTGAATTGGCTTGTGTGTCATGCCTGCCACCTTCTTGGCATCACGGATGTTGTTGGCTTTCTTTAGAGCGTCAACCGTTATCTCAAACTTGGCAGCAATGGTGGCTGCTGTGTCTCCCACCTTCACACGGTACGTGGTGGTTGCGCTGGGAGGACGCAGAAGCTTGAGAACCGAGATAGGCTGGACTTGCAACAGATGAAGTACAGCATCTTGACGCATCCTGTATCCACCCTTCATGCCCTTACCCTTGACATTCCAGATGACTTGCGTGCCCCACGTGATGTCTTCGATGTACCACAGCCCACCTTTGACAGGGAGCGCCCCATCGACATAAACCTGCACAGGAGGGGATAGCTCTCCTCTCGAATGTCTCATCAATTGGAGACGTTGGATGTTCCGTTCCATGTTGGCATCATCCGTCCAACCATCGAACAGGATCGGGACATCCATTCTGTACGGATCATCACCAGTCCACTGAACCGATGATCTTCTGCGTGGACGATCAATCAACTGGAACTTGGCACCACCACTAACCAACGTTGGGGCACCATCACCACGTCTGACCATGATGTTTACACCACCCGAAGACCTAATGAGATAGAATCTCTTAGGATTAGGGGCAGGTGGCTTGGTCTTCTTTTTAGCGCCTGCTGGCATAGTCCTGGTTTGCCCTCGCTACTCCTTCGGCTAGCACCTTGCGATCTAGCATGACTTGTACGAGAATTGGACGGTCGTTCCCTTCCCTACCATTCCACAAGTGGGATACCTTGCTCCCTAGTCCCTCTACCTGTCTGCTGCTCTGTGCGGGCATGACGTAACTGCCGCCAGGGAGAGTCACCAATTCAGGCCCATGCTCACCAACGATCACAGGTGATGTAGACCAGATGCTACCTCCACCGGCCCTTTGCTTGACATCTTCTGTGGTCAGCCAGTGGGCAGCACCACCGATGGCATGGAACGTACCCTTGATTCCACGACCGATAAGTCCCACGCCAGGTATCTTCTTCCACCAACCGATCAACATCTTGATGGCGTCGATCACTGCCATGATAATTCGCTTGATGGCGTCGAAGTGTTTGTATAGCTGGACAAGGATGAAGATGACCCAGCCAAACACTGGTATGGCGAGCACGAACACCTGCCAGTATTTCCTAATAACACCGGCAGAGTCATTCACCAAGTAGTGGAACCAGTCCCACTTGCGATACAGCAGGACAAGCACACCAATCAGCGCGATGACTCCTAGAACGATCCACGTCACTGGCAGAGCAAGCAATGCAACCGTGAGTTCCCACACTCCTGCTGCTGCCGCCAAGAACGCTCCAGGTAGCAATCTCAGTCCAACTAGCAAGGCTCTGAAACCAGCCCTCCATCCACCTTCTTTGAACATGTAGAAGACGTATTTCAGTTCTGTCTTAAACTGCTTGAGCATCCTGGTGTCAAACAGTTTCCCGATGCCTCTTCCGAGCATCCCGACAAGTCCACCAGTAGCACCAACTTCCTCAGCACTACCAATGGCAGCCCTTCTCTTGAGAGCCGCATCTAGTGTGGGCGATTTGCTCAGCTGTCCTACGGGTACTGTGGATACCACGCCACCCGGTCTACCAAACAACAGTCGCTTGATGAGTCCTCTACTACCAGCAGCGGCCTCAAGAGCCAACTGTTCTTTCGTCTTCGCGGTAGTCAGCGCGATGGCGTCACCCAAGAGTATCTGCTTCGCAGCAGCAATCTCGGTAGCTATGGCAAACGCTCCCAACACACCCTTCTGGATGAGAATCAGACCAGTCAGGATACCCACAGCGATGCCCAGCAACTTAGCTCCCAATCGTGCTGTGCCAAACAAGTTGCCTATCTTGTTGAGGGGCCACAAGATGATCGTAAGAGCCTTGTAGAAGAAGTACAGCGTGCCGATTAGACCCTTAAGCGCCCCATCCATGAACTCGAACAGATTGATGATGATGTGAGATGTGGGTGACAGCTTCGAGTCGATGGCCTTGACCAGATTCTCAATAGTGACAGGCTTCTTACCCTGAATCATGGGCAGGAGAGCTTGATTGATGCCAGCCAGTGATTTGCGGATACCCTCAAACATCCCAGCTTGGCTCGTGCCAACCGCGATGGAGAGGATATCCTTGAAGGTTGTCCACGCACCCAGCAGGGTTTCGTTGGCCTGTCTGAGTCCAGCACCCTTGAAGCCAGGTGTCTGCATGTACTTGTTCAGCGCGACAGCCGCCGTATGTGCGTCGATGAGTCCACCAGCCACAGCCGTCCTGATTTCCTCACCCGTGGCATGGAAGTAATGTTGCAATGCCAGAAGCATCGGGACGTTATCGCGTGCAAGCTGAGACAGGATTTGTCCGGTCAGTCTCCCCATTGAGTACATGTGAGACATGGCAAGTGTGGCCTTTTGCAAGGCAGCACCAGTAAGGATGCCAGCCGCAGATAGGGAGTCAACAAGGTTGCTGACTACCTGATTGGTTTCTTTGACACCGCTTGTGAACGGCAACAGACGCCGTGTAGCCAACACGATGTCAGGGAACTCAAACGGTGTCTCAGCAGCCAAGACAAACAAGTCCTTCATCTCCCGCTTGACGTTGGCTGTTCCCTTGATGAAGCCACGGAAGGCTACCTCAGCTTGCTGTGACGTGTTGTAGTAGTTCATTCCCAACCTGAACACAGCAGCCGCCAGACCTATCGTTCCCAACGTCGTGTAGAACAGGAAACGTCTAGCCATGAACAAGGTCTGGTTGTACAAGAACGTACGCTTGGTGGCCTTCTCCTGTGCGGCAGCAAGTGCCAGTGTCTCAGCACTCAGCGTCTTCGTTGCAAGACCAGCCTTCTCCATTTCGGCACGGTACTGTGGCCCGCCCTGCATGTACAGCTTGACGAGGATTTGTTGCGCGCCTGATAGAGAACTGAATGGCATGGTTACTTAAACAACTTCCCAACGCAGTTGGCGATGTCCACTGCCAGGTTGTGATTCATGGTTTCCTTCAATTCAGCCACCTTCTTGCCGACCTCCAACATGAGATTCCTCTCCATCTCATCATGCGTGTAGAGGAATCTCATGGGATCAAGACCCAAGGCACCCAACTGAGCCGCAACCATCAGAGACTCACTCAGTTGGGTATTCATTCCCCCACTTGCCACATTTCGGCATTGATGTCGGCCTTGGTATTCTGCAACCATCTGGACAGTCTCTCTGCGTGCGCCAGGATTGCCATTTCGTTGTTACCGAACAGACGCCTCACTACCTGACGGGCTGTGAGATTCTGAGTAACCTCCATGCCCATCATCTCAGCGAGCCTCTCATCGAACTGAACCGGCATACCCATCTCGTCTGGGTCAAGCATGACAGGCTCATCGACCTCAGGCTCGCCTTCGATAGAAGGCTGCACGTAGAGTCCATCGCACAACTGGATCATCGTGCTGATCGCCACATAAAGGTTACGAGAGTAAGTGTCCTTGTACTGCTTACTCACTCTCGTATTGATGTCCCCCAGCACCTTTCCTGACTCAGGCATATGATACCGGATCTGTAGTCCGGTTTGTTCGTAACCCTTGACAGGAATGAAGACCGACTCAGCAGAAGAAATCTCATTAAGCTCCTGCTGAAACATGTCTACCACAGACGGCGATGAAAACGGCCCCGGTGAATCAACTTCCCGCACAGGGGGAGTGCCTAAGCCGTCATCACTCATATGACCGTTATCACTGGTCACATCTGTGGGTTCATCTGCTACCTCTACCCCGCTTCGTGCGGGATAGCCCACATCCACATCCTCTTCATCAGCCATGACTCTCTCCTTTCTCATGGCTTGTTTTTATTACGGTCCCTGAACTGGCTTTCCTCCGAGGTTGTCGAGGAACTCAGGTCTACGAGACACACTGATTTCGACTTCGATCAGTGCAGCAGATGTGGACTCTGAATCCACGTCAGGAATCAACACACGCTTGACGATTCCTGTCCACACCAGCCTTCTCAGCCCGTAGAAGTCGCCGTTCAGATCGAGCGGACGCATCGTGACCTTGGCTTCGTGCTTACCCACAGCAGCCAGAAGTCTCGACACAGTACCCTGACCAGGCCCACCACCTACAGGTGTGCCCTTGTCTGGATCTGCTCCACCAGACTCCCAGTCATCGTTCCTGTCCAACAGACGTTGGAGCGTGATGTTGCCAGGATTGATGCGACCACCAAGAGAGATAGGCTCGTAGATGCCACCTGGGTAATACTTGACTTCCTCCGAGTCAACCTCTCCACCTGTCTTTTTGTCCCAATCGCCCAGACTGTTACCAGCTACCCACAGTTCGAGCGAGAACATGTCCTGACGTGAGCCTTGCTCAGGCAAGTTACCACGTACTGCGGTCGGAGTTGCCATATGTTACACCTCCCTCCCTTTACTAAAGGACCTGTGTGATTTGACGCTTGACGATCTGGATGACCACGTACTCTGCGAACGGACTCATCTTCATGCGACACACAGCATGAAGCTCGTTGTTCGCAAGAGTTGCCAGCGTGTTCACAGCAGGGCCGGTGTCAACGACGAACGCCTGACTTGCACTGCTGCCGAACAGTTCACCACGCTGATAGTGGTTGATGAGGATGCCACTCAGTGCGTTGTTGAAGCTGTTCATGAGGTATCCGTTCTGTCCGTCGATCTGACGGAACACGAAGTCCTCAGCAGCAGCATTCAACTCAGCCTGAATGTCCACGTACAGACGAGAGTTGCCGAAGTTCACCCAGTTGGGATCGTTGCTTGCCACGACACACGAACGCCAACCGTAATTGCGGATGCCACCGAACATGCGACGGATGACATTGCAGTAGTTGTTGTTCAGGTCTGTGCGTGTGATGTCGTCCCAATCCGGCTGAGAGATGTCAGTCACGAACTGTGCGACACCTGCGTTACCAGCGGAAGGTGTGTTCGTGCCGATTGCGGGATCGTTCTTGGCGATGAGGCCAGCGATGAAACCCGACGGAGGCACGGTACGCACGGTACCCGCCGTGACACCGGCAACCACACACCAAGGCGCGAAAGCCGCGCAGAAGCGACTCGTCACGCCAAGTGCTGCCGACTTGACCGTGGCAGGTGTGGCTGAATCGGGAAGATCGAGGAGGCCCACCCGACCGTTGGCTTCCACGTGAGCCTTGATTTGTCCGTAAGCCACGGAAGTTGTGCGTCCGGGCTGAGACACTTGACCAGGCCCGAGATTTGACGTGAACAGGGCGAGTGCATTCGTCCACTGTGTCTCAGTGATATTGGTGCGATCATCGGCACCTGCGCTGAGTGCAGCAGCCGCGACAGGAGCGGGGTTGAGTGCGCTTGCGCCCAACACAATGCGAACGTACTGGCTGTACTGACTCCACGAAACAGCGGCTCCCTGCGTAAGCAAGTCACCGGACTGTTCGAGTGTGACTCCTGCGTTGTCAGTGACTTGGATCTGGTACGAGCCAGATGCGCCACCAGCAATGACGCCCACCTTGTACGACGAAGACCACGCACCAGGCCCGTTTGCGTTGACTGTGAGACTCACAGCAGCACCGACATCGAGTAGCTGCTTGGTACCCACTGTGGCTGCTGGGCCAACGACACGTGCGATGTATGCGAGTCCACCGCCCTCACGGAAGAACGTTTCGACAGCATCGTACAGCAAGCTGTACGCCTGACGTGTGCCGAAGACGGCAACGAACTGATCCAGCGACTGAACCGGAGTCGCCACGTTTGCAGGCCCACGATCAGTTGTGCCAGATGCGAACCACGTACCCGTATCCACAGACACACCACCGGCACTCGGTGTATCTAGCAGTTGTACTGATACGCCAGGTCTACCAGGCATTTAGCTCCCTCCCTCCACACTATTCGTAGTTGGTGCGGCTTCTGTGGTTTCTGCCGCTTGCGCTGCTTGCTCTTCGACGGTCAATGGATCTGGCACGATCAGAGATGTGTCCACAAGAACACCTGTCTCGATCATCTCTTGGATCTTCGGATCGTTCATGTTTGCACCAGACAGATCCACGAACTCTCCAGGCTCTAGCCAGGGACGAGTGTCACCGATTTCGATCTCTGTTGCGTGATCCCCGACAAACCTGTAGTTTGCGGTTGACTTGGGTGTTGCCTTTGGAGTTGTTGGCATATTACACCTCCTCTTGCCAACCCACGTTAATGACATCGACATCAACAGTTGCAACTTCACCAAGATCACCAGGAGCAAGGTCTGGCACGGGAGGCCCACCACGACGTGCGATCACAGCGTTCACGTCGATGTTGAACCACAGGCTTCCACCTTTGTACAACCTGTGTTGATCTGGAATGTCGATGTCGTCGTATGATTCACCCACCCAAAGCACCTCGTTCACACCATGCAGTCCGTTGTCTGCGAGGGTTTGTGGTTTGTGAACCATGATGCCACGAATGGCAGTGGCGTATGCCTTGAGATGCATGTTGCAGACTTCTTCTGTTTTGGCACCAACAGCGACGCCAATTCCCACACGCCACATTGCACGGTAAGAACTGGCATTTTTGAGCGGCTCACCGTCGATGCCCGTACTAATCACCACGATCTTCGGTGTTAGTTCCCCAGCGACAGCATCGAAGCTGTTGCGACTTGTGTAGTTCTGCGGAGTTGGAAACACGCCTACACGTAGACCCAACACACGCTGCATCTCTGCGAGATACGTGGGGAACCAGTAACGCAGGCTGCGCTCCACAGCTTCTTCGATCTGTGAAGCAGACAACATTGGCCCGAAGAGAGCCGTGAAGGTGTTGAATTCGACAGTAGCTATTTCGTGTCACCGATCTTGTTGCTTGTGCGTGTCTTTGCGGTCAGATGTCTTGCGAGGATTCCCTTCCATCTATCCTCATCCTCGGCAGTAACAACCAAGAACGGACGAGGAGGGACACGTCCTCCACCACGTTGGTTCACGCCAGCCATCGGACGACTGGTACCGAACTGGAAACCAGTTCTGGTGATCTTCACGAACTGGTATCGCGCTCCACGTTCTGTGACGCTGCGGAACAGAGCATCCTGGTCGATTGATGGCCTCTCGTAGCTGGGATTCATGGGAATGGTTCTGAGGATCTTCCCATGACCCTTCTTGAGCTTGGTGATCTTGGTGTTTTCATCCCACGGATCACCTGACCTCGAACCCTTTGTGCTGAACTGCTTCTTGGTTTCCCTCATCAGATCAGTTACGAGGTAGCCCATCACCCTATCGGTAGTCTGTGTCTGCTTGCCATTACCGATAAGACGATTGCCCACGACACGCGGGGTACCGTAGTCCCTCACGTAGAACCTTGGGTTAGCCATGATGTTTAGCCACGAGATTAGATCAGCATCCCCATAGAGAAGGCACGATCTGTGGCGTCTACAGGAAAGAAGTCCAGCCCACTCATGTTCATCGTGCCCTCACCAGGAGGAACAATGTCAGGTGGCAGAGGGATGGTGCCGTCGATGATGCCCTGCAACATCTTCATGGCTTCGTCGTAGAGGCGTTGTCCGTAGTTGTGATCGTCAATCATGAATGACTGACGTGCAGCCATCACGAAGTACAACTGCGCCGCGATCAGCTTGGCTGCAATCTCGCGGATGATGTCAGGCGTGGCTTCTGGACTATCCCACGCCATCAGCGTGGCGGCATCTACCAGTGCTGCAAGATACCCACGTACCACGCGAGCCACACTTAGCTGAATAAGTGCGGTATTGTCAGGTGTGGCCTCGATCACCTCACCATCGAGATTCCCATTCACGTCGTCAGTGGATGCGAGGATTTCCACGTCATCCACGTTGGGATTAAATCGAGGCTCGTAACCGCTCCTGTCTCCATCTGCGTCAGAGATTTCGATGTAATACCAGGCTGCACCAGGAGCAAGTGTTGCATTTTCAGTTGAGAAGTCGAGAGGCTCTGGATCGGACGGATCTGTTGCATGAGTAATCTGGATCGTGTCGATCAGACTCCAGGGGCCGTCTTTAGAGTTAGACTCGAAGATTCTCAGTGATGTCCACTGTTTACCATCGAACCGTGGCTCTAGTTCAAATCCCTTGAAAGACACGACGGACATCAGATGATTGTCCTTCCTCTACTCGGTTCCAACTGGACGTAGCCTGGATGTCTCAGTTCCACTACTTGTGCAACTTGTGGAGTCACAGTTGCTTTCACGATCCTCAGAATTCCTCTACCAGGATCAGTTTGGTTAGGTGGAACGCCAGTCCAATTCAGCCAGTAGTTCTCAGGTCCCGCACCAACTGCGACAGCTCCAGCGTATGCGAAATACTGCAATCCTGTGCTGCCATCTGACATCACCATCCCGTCAGAAAAGGTAAAGTCAGGAACTACGTTTTGTACGTTGTACAGCTGACTAAAAGGACTACCCGGCGGTGGTGCGGCTTCTCTGTAAGAAAGAAGATTGATCTGGCTGATGTAGGATGGGAATGCCTCCAAAATTTGAAATCCTGCCCAAAGCAAGACATCACCCTCTTGGAGACTTATCCCCGAGTTCACATACGAACTGTTGTTGGGTGCGTCGTAGATGCCTCCACCAGCCAGTTCAACACATGTGAACTCAAACACATCCACCGTTATCCTCCCATCTCCTAGCTTACTCGGTCTTGGCCGCTGTGGCCTTCGTAGATGTAGACGCAGCCGGTGCAGGTGCGCTTTCTGCGGCCTCTGCGTCAGCAGCAGCGATTTCCTCCATCGTCTTACCTGCTGTTGCTGCGTTCATCTGTAGTTCCTGAACGGCAGCTTCCACAGAAGCCTGATTGCGCTCGAACTCAGCAGGCGAGACACCATCGGGTACCTCTGGGTACTCTTCTTCACGTACAGCACCCGTGGCAATCAGCTCTTCCCACTGCTCATCACTGACATCTAGCTGAGCCTGAGTGATGGTGTCACCAACGTGGATCACGTTGGTTGTCTGACCCCATTCATTCCGCTCGATGTCGAAGTTCGTCCACGCATAGAACTTACCAGCCATTTAAATATCACCTCCCTCTTTGGATTAGAACGCCGTGGGTGCGAACGCGGTCTGGATGAGATAGCCAGCCAAAGCAGACACGATCTTGAGGTCGTACTTGAACGACACACGAACGATGTCAGCCTTGCGAGGCTCCTCACGCCAACGATCCACAGGCCGCGTGGAACCATCGGGATACGTCTGTGCGAAGGTCTTGCCGAACGTGAACTGATTGAGTCCCAGCCCAGCATCGACAATACCCAGCCACACGTCCTTGCCCCAGAAGGAAGCGATGGAAACGGTGGCGTCGATGTTGTTGGCCGTGTTGTACAGCGAATCCACCAGAAGGATCTGGCCCTCGAAGCCCGTCAACTGCTGGAACGCATTGTCCACCGTGAGGGAGAAGTTCTTGAAGCGATCCACCACACGCGGATGGTTCACGATGTAGGACATGCCCAACGCGGGAATGACGAGCGTATTGGGGTAGCGACCCGTACCTGCGTAGATAGCACGCATACCCACCATGATGTCGTTGATGGGGTTGGACGTGGAAGCCGTGCCACCTGTGTAGTCACTCCACTGTTGTGCGCCAGTCAGCGCAGTCTTGTTGCTGGCTGCGTACTGTGCTGGGTCACGTACCAACGTGCTGACCTTGAGTTCCTGATCCAGCAAGATGGAACGTGTGGCGAACGCCGTGGCATCCACTTCCGGGTTGATCTGCAATGCGCCGCCGAACGTGGCGTTTGCAAGACCGCCCTGCGAGTTGAGTTGCTGACGCTCTTCGTCGTAGATCGGGACTTGCAGAGAACGTTCACGTGTGAAGAACGTGTCCTCACTCCACTTGGCACCGAGGATCTCGTTCGCGACAGCACCAGGCTCACGTGCGCTCTCGAAGATCAGCCAGTTCGACCGATCGAACACACGGTATCTGCCCGACTGTGTATTGACCGGAGTTGTGGGGAAGATCCGATCTGCATACAACGCCTGATCCTTGTAACCAACGGAGAAGTTGGTCAAAATAGGATCAGAGTAGAGAGTGCCGGGATCGTACATTTAGTTGCTCACCTCCTTCTCTATGTTATGGGGCCAGATGTCCAGCGGTAGTCAGACGACACGTGATGCGATCACCAGCGTTGGTAGATGCGTGTCCGACGCAGACACCGATGATGCGTTCGCCAGTGGCGGCAACCTTGCCCTGACCACTTGCGTTGATAGTGACGATGGAACCAACAGGAATTGCACCTGCGGCTTCCAGTTCCGTCTGGCCCATCACACGGGTGAGAGAACCCTTGCCCTTGGCAAGCTCACCAGCAGTGACACCGAACTGAGCCACGCCAGCCACGACATCCGTGATGGCCGTGACAGGTGTAACAGTCTCGGCTGCGGAAAACTTCACAGCCCTGAATTTGGTGAGGGCAGTCGCAGCACGATAGCCCTTGTCCAACACGAAGTTACCAGATGCCATCTACTCTCACCTCCTTTAGCCAGCGATGGGGACTTGGTACGCCTCTGCAAGATCCGGGTGCTTCTTGCCAGCCTCGGCCATGCACTTGAGGTAATCCCACTCTGGATTGTCTGCCTGGATCTTCTGGATGACTTCTGCGAACAGCTTGCGTGCGGCAACGATGCCATTTGCAGAGCTTGTGTCGATGAGCGGCACGTCCTCGATAGACGAAGACCCGACCTCACCGAACTCTACGATGCCACCATTGACGATAGTGCGGATGCACTCCTCGAACTCTTCCTGCGTTGCTGTGCCCTCTGCGAAATGCAAGTGCAGATCGTTGATCTTGCTGAGAGCCATGACGCTCAGACCCTTAGCCGTCTCACGCAGACCATATCCCTCTGCCTTACGAACGCGGGACACGGACTCACTGAATGCACGTGCAGAGGTCTGACGATCACGCTGCATGAGCTTCTGATGCTCACCCCAATACGCAGGGTACTCTTCTGCGAACTTCTTCTCCTGGGTGATTGCGTCAGCATTGCGACGCAACTCGGTGATCTCACCAGACTGCAACTTCACAGCCTCCACGATGTCACCATCGTCAGCGATCCCAAGAGCCTTTCTCAGCTCACTCTCCTGTTCAGGTGTCAACTTACCGTTACCTCCCTTCGCACTGTCCTCGAACTTGGGTGTCTCCGGCCTCTCGATAGCGGGAGTTTCCACACGCCATCCCTCTTGGATAGCGATGTCATCAGAACCATCCTCATCCGTGCGCGGTTGAGGTGGATTACCTGTGCCAGGTGCGGAATGTTCCCACTCTTTGCTTTCATCAATTACGTCGTACCCCTCTGCTGTCAGTAGCTCCATCGCTCCACGTACCTCTTCACTCAGTGCTTTGGAGTTTGCTGACAACAGACGCCTTGCACGCGATTGAAGCGAGGACTTGGCCGATTCACTCAGCCATGTGCCTGCCTGTGGGATGCGGGCAATCGCGTTTCTCAGGTGAGGCAGGTCGATCTTGCCACTCCCATCCTTGTACGGGAAGTGACGCTTGCTACGTGGCTTGGTCTTACCTTCGCCGTCCTTGCTACCACCAGGCTCGATGTACAAGAAAGAGCCATCGGGTAGATCGTTGACGAAAGCTGTTGACCACACAGCAAACATCTTCTTTGTGTCGTAGTCCAGTGAGTCCCACAGAGCTTCACTGAAGTTGATAGGCATGATGTTCTTGGCAATGGGCTTGTTCGTGAGAGCACCACCAATCACAACATCCCTGTGCATCTGGCCCTGATTGTCCATCCACTCGTCATCCCACTCCAACGAGAAGTATTTCCACTTCTTGTCCTTGACTTCCGCCTTGGCCTCGTCAGTGAGGTCAGCTAGGATGTACAAGCTAGGGAGTGTTGGATCACCTGAGCTAGGACGGACTTCCAACTTACGGAACCATCCAGACGCCGCGTTGCCCTTCGCACGATCCATGCCATGATCGAAGTTCATGGCTACGTCCTGACCACGGACGTTGGACTCGAAGTTGGCAACCATGTTACGCAGGTTCTCCGGTGAGACAGAGACAGGCCCGTACTGCGGTGTGTGATAGATACGAGCAGGTAGTGCCTCGATCCACACAGAACCATCTCCATTAACAACCGGAGCCTCAACTACTGCTGCTTCTAGCATTTACGATTTTCACCCCCTCACTGAATCTGTCGTTGAAACAGTCCACACGGATTTCAAACTCTTTGCCTGTGCGGCAGTTCTCGAAGATCATCTTCGTGCGATTCGACCTGAATCCCAAGACGCAGTACAGACGAAGAGTTCTGTTGTCCACGAAGTACATGCCCTTCGTGATTCTTGCACGTGGTACACGTGTAAGTGTTGCTGTTGGCATTTCACCTCACTGTGGTGCGTTGGGTGGCTTGCCTACGTTTCCCGTTTTGATCGCGTTCGGATCTATCCCACCTTTGTTGCCTGAGCCATTTCCGCCGCCCCCCGGTTGAAAACCCTGCACAGAAGGGGTGGAGCCATTAGTAGCTTGTCCTGGCTGAGTGGCTTGAGTAGCTGCTGCACCCTCTTGCTTGTGTGGCATGTCAAAGACATCGCGTACCCAATTCTCTGTGGGTAGATCAGGCGTAAGAGCCTGTTGCGAGAAGAGGTTGGAGAGGGCTGCACCGAACATCTGCAAGTCTCTGGTTTCCCCGATGTTTCTCACACGAAGTAAGGGGAAGTTATTCGTGGGGAAGTTCCACACGACAAGCTCAGGCACCAAGTACATGTTGAGTACCTGACAGATGTAGTTGGCTACGTACTTGTTGGCCTTCATGAAGAGGTCTGTACCTGAGCCAGCTACAGCACGTGAGCCACCAGAGCTACCTTGTAGACCCAATACCATGAACTGTGCCATCACATTCAGCAGGATCATGGCGTTGTGATGCTCAGCCGACTGGATGACATCTACTGGCATGGCCGACAGCTCTACGAAATCGACTTCGATGTTGGGAACCTCGATGATGAACGACTCTTCATTCGTTCGTAGGTTCCTCAGCATGGTCCGCAAGAACTCCTTGTCACTGGCGTTAGCGCCCTGGAGCATCTTTCCGCGTGGGACACCAATGCCGTGACGTTCTTTTTGGATAGCGTCGATTTTGTACAGATGTGTCTTGTAGTACCAGTGTGAATAGGCTGTCCGCAGGATGGACTTGCCCATCAAGTCACCTCCACGCTTCTTAAACGTGAAGATCATGCATTTGCTGATGTCCATTGTCACGTCTTTGGTGTTACCACCAGGCAAGATGGCCGTCTGCGTTATTTTACTGGGACCACCATTGTTATCGTATTCGATACTTTTGATGGTCCCAGCGGGGCGGGGGGCTAGCTTCTTCAACATGGTGTACACGCGAGAGTTCGCACCCTTGGCTGACGGCGACCACTGCCTATTCTCGTAGACCTTCTCAAGCACAGAGAAGCCATCTTCGTAGAATGTGAGGATGTCTTCTAGTGCATTGATGAACGGAGCACTCATACCTTGCGCTAGGTTTTCCCACACGAAGTCCGCGATCAACACGTCAAGCGGATCATCCGAGTAAGGCTCGACAAAGAACTCAGCACCCAACACGGGAGTCTTCACGATGCGGACGGAGACATCCACACCTGCGTCAGTCATCATACGTGCGTACGCCTGCTGACGCTGGTAAGACGATGTGAGTTCAGGGACAAACTCACGAATCTGCACTGGCTGACTGGAGCCAAGTTCCGAATCCAGTTGTGGACGCGGAATATCAGCCAGTGCAGTCTTACCAGCCACATAAGTGGTGCCCTTCTGTGTCCTGCCTACCTTGCGCGCGGCACCACCCGCTACTTCCTTCGCCTTGTTACGTCTGCCAAGTGGGATGTTCAACCCAACGTCACCAGATCATCGAGGGTTACACCCGTTTGCATGGAGAGGAACTCATGTGACTCACTGCCTACGTACGTGTTGCCATAGACATCTGCGAGAGACATGTTGTTGCCTAGCACGAAGTAGGGACCGATGAAGTAACGGAGAGCATCGGGTGCGTGGTCTTCCACCTTGTGCTGGATGTTCCCGTCACCACCGAGAGACATCTCTTGCAGATCGAACTTGGCGTTCTTGCCCTGCTCCTTCACGTGCAAGTTCGACATCTGCTTGATGAGCTTCTCACATGAACGGTGGACACGGAGTTGTGTGGGTTTGGCAGCCAACATGCGCTTGGTCTGCTCGACTGCCAACTTCCACCTTACGTCTTGCGACTGGACGTACCCGTAGCCAAGGTACTGAGAGTAGATGGCCTCTTCGTCTGCGCCACGTGGGTCGCCCCACATACCATCTACCCTGTACTCCTTGGGCTGCGGACGGTTCTTGATGTTGTGTGCGTTCTGAGGCGTGCTAAGCTGCGAGGCGTAATACTCACGCCACACAGTTGCCACAGGCGGATTTTTTGTGGTGTCTACCTGGATGTCGAGACACACGGTGGGATTGGCGAATCCGTAGTCGAAGGCCAGGAAGTTGGGCAACAGGGGATTGAAGTCGTAACTGTCGATCACGTGACGCTTCTCGTCCCACTCGTCGTAGATGGAACCAGACATGGATGTGAACATGGCTCCATATTCCTGGTCGAACCACAGCGGGGATACCGTGCGCTTTACCCGCTGGATCTCAGGATCGTCGTATCCACCTGGGAACCTCACTAGATTCTCCCACGTGGGGAACTGCCACGACGAGTAGTCTTGCGCGAAGTTCCACTTCTCATCATGGGAGGGTGTGGGTGGTGCGATGGTGGCAATCTGGCCCATCATCCACAGACCGTGGTACCAGTTGAAACCCTGAGGCGTACTTGGGAAGTCGGCTGAACCCTTCAAGTCACTCAGGGCAGGCTCGATGTACTGTTCCCACGTGGACACGTTGTGACGTGCTGTCTCACTCATGATGACGTGAGACAACCCTTCACCTAGGAGTGTGTCAGGGTTGTCTGCGGATACGACCATGACGACTGAGTTCCACGGTGTCTTGATGTACATATCTCCCTGGTGCATACTGTATGCCTTCTTACAGTATTTCAGAATATCGAGATTCATGTAATCATCCCACACAACTCGAAACTCTTTCTCACCAATTCGATATGTTGTCCCTACGATCCAGTTGATACTGTCTGGAATGAAGGACTTGTACGTCATTCGGTGTCCGGCTGCTTGCGATTTGCCCCATCGTCGTCCACAACAGGGCACATTGAATCGCTTTTTGCTGAACAGGTATGCTCTTTGTCCCGATGAATGCGGGCTAAAGCCCACTTTTTGGTAGAGAGCTTCATCTGAGATACCTGGCTCTGCTCCTGCCTTGGCTGGCATAGGTTATTTTTGGTTCCTACCCAGCATGTACAGGATTATGAGGATGAGGGTTACTAGGAGTAACCAAGCTGTTGTGCTCAGCTTGCCTCGTCGCCGTCTGTGTCTGTGTCCTCGCTCGCTTCGTCCCCGTCTTCGGTGGCCTCTGTGTCTTCGGCCTCTGCGGCCTCTGTGTCTTCTGCTGCTTCCTCTGGCTCATTTCCCTCGTTCTCCGTCACTCCACGGTTCATGTTGGCTCCCTCAGTTGGATGGGTTAGTTATTTGGTAGGTTGTCTGCCACTGTGGGCAACTTCTTGAGGTCGTTGAGGATGTCCTTGATGGGATCGCCTTCCTGGCGTGCATCCTCCAAGGCTTCCTTGATGATGATTTGACACGCACGCAAGCGCACACTATCGGATGAGCTGTTACACGACAGCCACACGATCTGTGCAGCAGCGTCAGGGAGATTCTGACGGAAGAACTGACGTGTGTACTTCTCCACGTTTGACACAGGGTCTTCGAGGTCACGTGTGGAGTTCTCTTCCTCTGTCTCCCGTGCGAACTCCTGGCGAAGTGCCTTTGCGTAGTCCCTGAGTTCTTTGGCTAGCTGGTCGTCTGTGGGTCCGAAGGAAAGCTGGTTGTCTTCGGATTCATCTGGTGTTTGTGGGTTGTGGGTATCCATCTTATGTGGCCTTGTGTAAGCCCTTCTCTCGGCTTCCTGGCTCGGACAGCCTCGGGCCTGGGCCGACCTCTCGGAGGCCGACACGCGGGCAGAGGGCGTCCCTCAGCGCCTCCAAGTCTAGCAGCGTCACTCAGTGGGAACCCTTGTTCGACTGGCTTTTCGATGAGACACAAGGTAGGGCACATGTGGCATGTAGGGCTGCAAAACCACATAGGGCCTATTTTAAAGGTCATTTTTGATCGGTACACACAAACCAATAGTTGTCCTGGTGGGCATAAAATTAGGGGGCACAGTCCCTTGTGACTGTGCCCCCGTGTGCCGTGCGCGCTACGCGCTGACGTCAGCAGCCGTGTGCGTGGTGACCTGAGCCAGCAGCGCCACACGCGCAGCCTGTGCGTCAGCAGCCGCCGCAGCGTGTGCCGGGTGCGTGTGGCTGACCCGCACAGGCTCAGCCCGCTCAGGCACAGGCACCGTGGCGCTGACGTAGGCTGATGCGGGCACCTGAGTCAGCCACAGCAGCCGCTCAGCCATCGGCACGTCAGCCAGCAGCGCGCGGTACTCAGCGGTCAGCACGCGCTGTGTCATGGTCGGGTCATCATTCACCCGCAGCCGCAGCGGCCGGTCAGTCGTTGCGGTCAGCCCGTGCTCATCCTCAGCCTGTGCGGCGTGTGCGTCACGGACACTGACCCGGCTGGCTGTGCCGCGCTGACCTGGCGCGTCAGCGCCACGGGGGCTGACCCGTGCCTCCCGTGCGGGCACCATGCCGCGCCACGGCTGCGGGTCGTAGCCAGTCAGCGCAGCCTGTGCCGTGTCGTATGCCTCAGTCAGCGCAGCGGCATCCTCAGGGGTCAGCGCGTCCAGCGCAGCCCGCTCAGCGTCAGTCAGTGATGCGAGGTACCGCTGACGTGCCCGCTCAGCCCGCGTCAGGTTGCGCTGCGTGTGATTGCCGAGCGTGCCATTCTCACGTGCGTCACGCTCAGCCGCCGCAGCCGCAGCCCGCTCAGACACAGCCAGCCGCAGCCCGTAGCGCGTGCTGTACGTCAGCACGGGCTGTGCGGGCTTCACAGCCCCGCTGACGGGCTGCGGGCGGCTGACCCACGTGATGACCCTCCGCAGCCACACGCGGCGCTGTGCCTCCCGCTGTGCCTCCCGTGTGGCACACAGCGCGGCGTGCTCACCCGGCAGCCACACGCGGCGGGGCTGCGTGGTGATGCGGCGTGCCTTCCGCCACAGGTTCGAGGGATGCGGCACAGCCGCCGTGACCCATTTGCGCTGTGGGGTCAGCACGTGCCCCACGATGATCAGGTGCCGGGTGATGATCGTTCCGAGTCTCATGGTTTCTCCTGTGTGTCGTGTGTGGCGGACACGGTTTGCCCGCCGCAGCCATGAGAGCACACGGCACACAGTGTTTCTCACACGTAGGGGTTTTCGCCTCATAATCGATTCCATACATTTGCCCCCCTTTTGGCTGTGGCACAGTGTTCACACGTTGAGCGGGGCACAGCGCAGCGGGCACACAGATCCCCCATATGGGGGATTGACGGTTCATTAGTCACACGTGGACTAGTGGCGATTTGTGCCTAGGCATTGCCTAGGTACGCCACACGGCGTGTGATCGTTGACACCCCCAATCATTGAGCACGTCAATCATTGTGGGCGTCAATCATTGTGTGAGCACATCTTTACATTTGCCCCCTCACCCGGCAGGCTACTGTGTGAGGAGTGTGGCGCAAGACGCAAGACGAAGCCCACGGTAAGTCCACCTGGATACAGCAGGGCACGTGGTCGCACATGCGATAAGTCTTGCGTCTTGCGGCACACAAGTCCTTAACATTTGCCCCCCTGCCACGTGTGGCACAGTGTGTACACGTTGAGCGGGGGTCAGTGAACAACTACCGCACAGGGAGTGTGGAGAATGGCAAAGCAGCAGATCAGGTTTCGCCAGTGGGACAACGATCCCAAAAGCGCCCCTAGTAAAGGTGGCGCTGGTAAAGTGCTGGTGAGAACCGCACCTGGCAAGCTTGAGTGGGTGGACGGTACCGGCCTGAGCAAAGGTGCCTTCACTGGTAGGGCTGGCACAAAGCGCCGGTCACGTAAAGGCAACGTGACCACCCTTCCCAATGGAAGGCGTGATTACCACGAAGAGTGGTGGGGCAC